ATTGGGGGCGGTTTTTCCATGCTATCACATTCGGACTCTTTTTTCTGCAAGTGGCGGATGTTTCAATTATATTGTCTGCTTCTTTTGGCGGATTTTTAGATTATCATAAACAGGTATGGGAGGTCATACCCGGGCACGAGCGTAACGAGCCGCTTGATTGCCGCAACTATGCAAACGCGGCGTATAAGGCACTCCCTGCCGACTTGGATGCCATAGACAGGCGATTAAAAGAGGCGACAGCTCAACGGTCAACAGCGACCGTTGCAACAGTACAGACGCCCAAGAAAAAGCCGCGCCCGAAGAGCGGGCGCGGTGGGATGGAAAAGCATTTTGACGATTGGTAATCTTCTATTCAGAAATCTGCAGTTCCGCTTTTAAGGCTTTTTGCAAAAGTTGCGAGAAATTGACATTGGCGAGTTCCGCTTTTTCGTTCAGCCACATAGGTATGGTGAGAGTTTTCTTGACCGACCTGTTCTCATAGAAGCGTCTGTAAGTGTCTGTGTCCACGGCTATGACGCTGGTAAACTGATCTCCAGTTATTTCAATCTCTTTCGGCATACGGGATTTAGGTATGGGTTTCTTATCCTGTTCCAGATCGTACAGGGTTAAGTTGAGGACGTCATGCGCCATATAGATAGCATCCTCTACGTTATCTCCGCTTGTATAGCAGCCTTGCAGATCGGGGAACTCAACACTGTACAGGCCGTTTCTTTCCGGGGTGAACACCGCAGTGTAAGAGTATTTCAATTCTATCATCCTTCCTTTGGGACTTGGGGCTTATTTCAGCCCCAAGTCTTTCATGATTCTATTGGCTGTTCCTGTGGCAAGTTCTTTGCTGGGGTGACGCGGGATTCGTGTTATGCCACCTGTTTTAGGGTTGATCCAAATGTCGTGCTCCGCTCCGTTTCGTTTGATACAACAACCGTTTTTTACTGCCAGCCTGATCAGTTCGCTCACTTTCATCGCGTCACCTTCTTTCTATGCCCATTATAACACGTATATAACACGTGTGTCAAGGGTTTTGAATAAAGATTTAGGAGGTTTTTTTGTGGTAAGTAAATCTGAAATTAGGGCGAGGCTGGCGTTTTGGAAGTCCGCCCTTGACAAGCTTCGGGCGGCATATGTCGCGTTGCTGGACGGTGGAGCGAAGAGCTACACCATCAATGACCGACAGCTCACGAAGCTCGACCTCCCCGACCTGATCAAGCAAATCGGGGAGGCTGAAAAGATGGTTGACGAGCTGGAAGCTGTGCTGGCTGGACATAGCCGCCGCAAGGCGGTGGGGGTGATCCCGATGGACTGGTGAAAGAAATATTTGAAAATCGGTTGACATAACACCACACTCGTGATATATTGCACTTAATTTATTCAAAGAAAATTAACGAATTGCTATTGACTAGGGCAAGCTACATGAGTTATACTGGAAATCCACCGCCCAACAAGGGTTGTGTTTTATGCCACGCTTGCCCGTGAAACCTGAGGTCTTGTCCTGTTAACAGAAAGGAAGCTGCCGGATGAACGCAATAGATTATTTCCTGTGTATTGAGCTTAGATACGGAAAGAAAGCGGAAAGGGAATCCCGCTCAGTAGACACCAAAGAGATGCTACGAATGTATCAGTCGGCTCGAAAGGAAATACGCGTTTATTCGGGTGAGCTTTGGCCTTTTGCCAAAGAACCGGAGTTTGCCAAAAGCTTTATCGCGTTTCTAAAGGCAAACCCTCAAATAAAGCTAACGCTTGTCTGTGGCGACGTTATCGCTTGCAGAAATGATAATGAAGGCAATAAATATAACCCATTGCTCCTTGCTATCGAGCAGGGAGAGATAAAAGCAACCGTCTATTACAATTATCTCAAATTAGAAGATCAAATAAATGGGAAGTATTTCCACTGCTTCATCATAGACAGCGGCAGATATATTATGACAGAGATTCCGCACGATTATGACGCGCATACCAACCCGGAAAAGATAAATGATATACGCAGATTGTATTTTAAAAACAACAAATCTATCGCACGTTCGCTTATAAGTACCTTTGAAGAGTATATTGCTTTTTATGAGTTGCCTATAGTAGCGGATTTTAGAGGTGTCGGATGGAAGTGTGAGGATCATGAACATATGAAAGGTGCTTTCGACGAAAACCTTATTAAAAGCTTTCCATCGATCTTTAACTCAGAAGACAGCTCCCTCCCGTTAGTTCGGGTGTAGCAGAATATTTTACAGAAGAGGGTAAGTAAGTTGCATATGTTCAAGATTATTGTTCCTTCCTATAAAGCATTTAAAGAGCAAATAAGCCAGCATAACAACCTGTTCCGAAGAATCATATGTCGCGTACAAAAAAAGGAAATACATATGTATCAAGGAATATGCGACAAGTATAAACACAGAAAAGTGGTTATCCCCCAAAAGTATATAGATGACTACAACAAGGAAAAGCCTTCCTCTAAACGAAAGAAAGCTATAACTGCAATGCGTTACATCATAGATTATAATGTAGGGCAAGGCTATGTGCCGGATGATCAAGAGACTACATTGATGGGGAAGGCATTACTGTCAAAGTATCAATTTTATGATAAAAGCATTGAGAGCAACCGCCAAGATGGTTTTGCATTTGTAATTAGCAAAAACGATAAGGGATTCAGTGACCGCTTGGTTTCGAGCATAACCTTTTCATACAGAGACATTTATTCACCCATAATGGTTTATTGGAAGAGGTGTCGCTTATTTAAATGGAAATCAACAAAAGCTTGTGGACATGAGATTGTTCATGTATAATATTAACGCTACTTCCAGTTATACAACCCATTCTGATGATGGGTTGTTTATTTTTTGTGAGTATAACCTTAGATGAAACAATGGGTACCCGCTCCTCACGGGGCTTACCACGGGCCAACCGGCGACTTTCCTGCTCCTTTCGTCGCCGGGCAGCTCGTTATTTTTATGCTTGGAGGTGATCAGTATTGAGATACAGTACAGGGAAAAAGCGCGGAGGTTCGCCGCAGGCAAAGGGATACAGCGAAGCCGGAGCCAGTTATGCGCGAAGGGCGTTAAAGAGTTTTATCGCCATGAGCGGCGCACCGACAGAGGATATTGACAATAATAATAAAACCCTGCGGCAGCGCAGCCGTATGCTGTATATGGCGGCTCCGATTGCTACATCCGCGATCAATACAAACAGGACGAAGATCGTCGGCACCGGGCTTGTTTTGAAAAGCACGGTTGACCGTGATGTGCTTGGCATCTCCGCAGACGCGGCGAAAGCGTGGCAGCGGAAGACCGAAGCCGAGTTTATGATGTGGGCGTCCAAGAAGGAAAACTGCGATGCTACAGGTGTAAATAACTTCGATGGTTTGCAGCAGCTCGCATTGAAGTCTTGGCTGATGAGCGGCGACGTGTTCCCTCTGTTCAAGAGATACGACCCGACGCCGACAAACCCTTATACCTTACGCATCCATCTGATCGAAGCCGACAGGATAAGCACTCCTGACAGTTTTTCGGTTACAGGCGGAGCGTTTCTTCAAACGAGCGGGAAAAACACCGATACTGGCAACATGGTCTACGACGGGGTAGAGGTCGACAAAAACGGCATGATCGTGGCTTATCACATCTGCAATATATTCCCGCAGGAAAACACGCTTAATAAAGCCGAGTGGACACGCGTGGAGGCTTACGGGAAAAAGACGGGGTTGCCAAATATCCTGCATGTTATGGACAGCGAACGCCCGGATCAATACCGCGGCGTCCCTTATCTCGCACAGGTCATCGAACCACTTTTACAGTTGCGGCGATATACAGAGAGCGAACTCATGTCTGCTCTCGTTCAGAGCTTTTTCAGCGCGTGGATCACCACAGGCACGGACGCGTCGCAGATGCCGATAAACGAAGTCGGTGCCGGTGACGACGCTGACGAAGTATCGCAAAGTGAAAATGAGTATTCAATGGGGCCAGGCACAATTGTTTATGATAATCTAAAAATCCGCCAAAAGAAGCAGACAATATAATTGAAACATCCGCCACTTGCAGAAAAAAGAGTCCGAATGTGATAGCATGGAAAAACCGCCCCCA